CGAAAAGCCCCGTCTCTCGATCGAGGCCTCCACCGAACGCCAGGGGGATCTTAGGTGACATTGCTTGCCTGCCTCCCTTCTCGTTCGACTTCGTACTCGAGCTCGAGTCCCTCCATGACGATCCGCCCATCGACCCGCCCGATCGACTCCGGAGCTCCTACGCTCCGGATCTCGAGCTGGAACCAGGTCCCGCGCTGAGCTGTCGCGATCTGAGGATCCGCGGCTGAGGGGTAATAGACCGCCAGGCCGAGCTCGTAGACCGATCGGGCGGCGGACGCGATGCCGACCAGGGTGAGGTCGATCGGGTCCTGCTCCACTTCGTCGATGATCGGAGTGATCTCGAGGAGGACGTCCTCCGTGTTATCGCGGAAGATCGAGAGGTAGACGTTCTTGAAAACGGCCTCGCCACCGATCCCGGCGGGTGCGTATGCGTTCGAGAGCGCAACGAACTCGATCGCGTCTCCCAGGTCTTCGTTCCCGTCTGAGCCCTGGGCAAGCTGTCCGTCGACTCCCAGGTACCAGAAGGTCTTGAGCTCACGATCGGGGAGAGTGAGGTCGGGCATCTTAAATCTGGACCTCCGACCCGCCGGCCAGGAGCGGGGCGAGCGGCGTGTACGTCTGACCAAGGAAACGCTGGGCCGAGCCGGTGGACCGCGTGAGGCCAGTCGTTGCGTGTTCGAGGTGCGCGATGAAGCGGCGGAGCCATGCGTCCCGCTCCTGGCGGAGCTCAGCGATCTCAGCTCCTCGATCGTCCTTGAGGCTCAGGATGATCGCGATCTCGAGGACCAGGAGCTCGTCGAAGCTATCCGGCCAGAGGGCTTCGAGCTCAGTGTCCGCGTCCGCCACCGTATCCGGCTTCTTCGAGTACCAGAAGGTCAGCTCCGTGACACCCGACTCCTCGGTCGGGTCGAGGCTGTTCCCTGCTGAGTAGAAGATTTGACCCCATTCGTAGACGGCCGGCGTCCAGGGGTCCGCGTCCCGCTCCTCGAAGGGAACGATCGCGACCTTCTCTCCGGAGCTGTCCTCGATCATGTAGATCGCTTCCGCGTCGGTCGGCCTGGGCCATCCGCTCGTCGTGAGGCCATCGAAGAAGACGGCCGTGCGCTTCCCGAAGAAGGTCGGATTGACTCGAGCTCCGATCGTCCAGAAGAGCGGGTAGACACGTTTGAAGCTCGTGAGGAGCTCGGTCGCGGTCGCCGTGATACCAGGCTGATTCTTGCGGCTCTTCCCGTAGGCGGCGGTGAAGATTTGGGTCGGGGTGCTCACCAGACGGACCTCGTTCTCGAGACAGTAGCGCCTTCCCGGCGCCGGATTTCGTCAAGCCAGAGGGCTTCGGCGTCCTGAGCGTCAGCCAGGTACTCCCGGCGAGCTCGAGCGAGCTCGTCCGTGTTCGATCGACGAGCGAAGAACGCGGCGAGCCAGCTCACGACGACCTCTTCCGCCGTGTCCGGAAGGACGAGCTCGTCCTCGAGCGCCGTGATGTCTTCCGGGGTCGGCGTGTAGGTGAACTCGACCGAGCTGACGTCCGACCAGTTGGATTCGATGCCGGTGAAGAACATCGTGTCCTCTCGGATCCAGGCGGCGTGTTCGTGACGCCTCCGGTTCCGGTCGCCCCACCGAATGAGGTCCATGTCCCCAGGGAGCTCGCGGCCCTGGTAGTAGATGTCGAGCGGCCGGTGGACGGCCGTGATTTTGAGAGGAAGGGAGGCACTCTCCGCGTCCTCGAGGAAGATCCCGGCGGAGAAGTCAGCGAGCGGAAAGTCCACTACGAAGACCTCGACCTCCTGAGTCTCCTCGAGCTTTGCCCACTCAGCGACGAGCCGGCGCTGGAGACGGGAGAGATAGTTGACCGCCACCCGACGAGGATGCCGCTTGTCGGTGAAGGCGGGGTCCAGCTCCCGCGCCTGAGAGATTACGTCTGCGGCGGTCATAGCCCCTTACCCGAGCTTCGTGAGGAGATTCAGGACGGACTCTCGAGCTCCGTCTGGACGAGCGTTCTCGAGCTTCGTGAGGAGCTCAACAGCTCCGACACGAGGCTTCCCGGTTCCGACCTCGGTTTCGACGGCAACGTCCAGGAGCTCCGGACTCGCCTCGAGCAGAGACTCGAGTGTCCCCAGAGGCACCGGAGCGCCCGCTGCCGTGAGGAATGGATTGCCGTCGCCCTGGTCGGCCTTCTGTGGTTCTGCATCGCCCTCGAGGACGAGCTTCGGGACGTTCCCCTTCCTCGCCACGTAGACGGTGGCCTGGCGGTGCTCGAACGGCTTGGCGGCTTGCTGCCGCTCAAACGCTTCTTGTCCGAGCTTCCGGGGACCATACCGCACTTCCTTCTCGATCATGACGTCGAGCTCCTTCTGTCGAGTGAACGGACGCGAGTGAGGCCCGAACGGGCGTCGAGGTTCGCGTCTCGTGAGTGGCGTCCTCCGCCGACTGAGCGCCGGCCCTTGAAGACGAAATCGTATACCTCACCCGCCTTGTCCTTCATTTTCTGAGCGGCTGAGGCAATCCTGCCCTCGTTGGCGCGGTCGGACGAAGTGGCGTCCTTGACGTCCTCGAGGTGCTCCCCGACCGACTGATTCTTCCAGTTGAAATCTCGGATCCGGAAGTCTTCCACGATGTCGTAGCCGGGAGCTCGTCCCTTCTCCTCGGCCGTGTCGTACAGAGCGACCGGCCGGAAGCCGGAAGCCATGATCTGATACATCGTGTACTCCTTCTCGAGCTGGACCTGGGTGAAGGCCCGCTCCGCCGGATCCATTTCCGGGCTACCAGGCACCGGCCCGACATGCAGCTTCCCGCTCTCGAGGATCTCTCTCGCCTTCGGATTCGGCCCGACCGTCCCGAGCCACCACTTCGTCCCGCCCAGGTGGAGGAGGACGGCGTTCTCGTCGATCTCCTTGAGAGCGGCAGCGATGTGAGGCGGACAGTCCGCGGTTCCGAGAAGGGCTTTCGTGATTTGATCCATCGTGAGCTCGAGCTCGAGGAGGAAGGGAAGAGCTCAAGGGGCCGGCCCGAAGACCGACCCCCCTCGCTCAGTCGATTAGATCGACTCCGCCGGCGAACGGAAGTTCTCGAGTCTCCAGCATTTCTGCGGAGACTTGATTGCTACCTCACCGTGCATCGTGCCGTAGGTGTAGAAAGCATCCTTGCGGCCCGTGGAATCGACGACCTGGCGCCAGAGGCTCCCGGTCGTGTCGTCCCACACAAATTCGTGCAGGATCATCTTCCGGAGCTGGTCCGACTGGATGCCGTAGACGAGCCGGCCCGGGAGCTTCCGGGCGGTCCGGTACGTCACCGTGCGGGTGCCGCCGAAGTACATGACGATCCCTTTCCGGCCGACGCGATAGGAGCGCGGATCGTTGACTACGCGATCCGTTTTGATCTCCTCCCAAATTGCGTCGAACGCCTCTTCGGACATGACCAGGAGGTCAACAGAACCGCCTCCACGGTGCCGAGCCTGGCGGTCCGTCTGGACCATCGAGAACTCGGTGAGGTCCGCCCCCGCGAGATCGCGGACATACGACTGGAACCAGAGGTGCGTGGTCCGGTCGATGTTCTGAAGCGTCGAAACGATGCCGCCGTCGTCGATGAGGCCAGCGAGGCCCATCATGTCCTTCCCGAAGGAATTGTCGGCGGCGTCACCTTCCGCGAGGTAGTCGTTGTCCGCGAGGCCGGTAGCCAGCGCGTCAACGACAATCGCGTTGTTGTCCCAATCGATTCCCGTGACGGTCATCGTATTGGCGCGAAGGGTTGCACCGGCCGCGTCTGCCGCACCGCGCAGGAACATCCCGCGGCGGAACTGCATCAGCGTATGATCCCAACCGGCAACGCCGATCGTGGAATCAACGACCAGGGTGGTCGCCGGCGTGGCATCGTTGACCCGGGCGCGGACGCCCGAACCATCGCCCACGAGCTGACGATCGAGCTCGTCGACGAGGCCCTCTTTGAAGAGGGGGAACTGCTCGTCCGCCCAGGTAAGGAAAGCGGCCTTGTCCCTCTTCAGCTTCTTCAGGACCTCCGCCGTCTCCTCGAGGGAGCCGACGACCTTCTTGAGCGTGACTCGTCCGTTCTCGGCCTTCGCGTTGCCGGCTTCCGGGATGTACCCGTTTTCCGAACGCGAGCCCCAGGATCCGGGCGACTGGTAGAGCTGGCTCGTCTCGAAGTAACGACCTTCGGATCCGGTCTTCACTTCCCCTTCGGGCATGAAGTCCAGGAGCTCCGTGTCGTACACCGTCTCAAGAATGTAGGTGTCGTCGAAGACGATCTTGAGGAGCTCGGTGTAATCGGTCGTCGCTGCCGTTGCGCCCATGAGAATCGGCGCAGCGAACAGAGCTTCCGGGGTGTGACCCAGAAGAGCGAGAGCGAAGAGCACAGCGCAGCCGATGAGCTGCTGTACTCGTTGGTTCATCGTTCTAACCTCCGGTGGTGAGTGGAGGCTCGAGCTCGAGGTCCTGGGTCACTTAACGCCCAGGTGCTTCTTGAGCCGAGCCATTCTGTCCTTGTGGTTCTCACCGGCGACCTTCACGAAACCAGAAGCGGCGGCCGATCCTGCACCCGCGGGGGTGGAGGTGGCTCTCTTCCGGCGTCTCATGCGGTCCCGGACGTCCTTCTTCTTCTTCCCGTCGCTTGCGGAGCTCGAGGAGGCCTTGTCGGCGTCCTTCCGCTTCTTCCGGGGCTTCGGGTCGTCAGAGCTGGACGTACTGCTGGCGTCCCCGTTTACGGAGACGTTGAAATCCTCGAGGACTCCGAAGTCGGCCAGCAAGCCGGGGACTTCGGAGGGGTCGAGGGTGTCAATCTTGTTTTCCTTCACATGCTTCTGGAGCTCAGTCGCGGCGATCTGAATGAATCGGGCGGAGGTCGTCTCCTTCATCGTGTCCGGGATCAGCGAACGGATTGCTTTCCCGATGTCTCTGACCTGGGCCTTCACGGCTGCCTGAGTGCGAGCTGCCTGCCTCGAGGTCTTCTCCTGCTTCAGTCTGTCGTTCTCCGTCTTCGTTGCCTCAGTGACTCGAGCGTCGGGCTTCCGGCTCCAGGACTGGACCTTCTGGGCGATTCGCGCAAAGGCTTCGTCGTCGAGCTGGAGGATGAGCTCCTCCGCGATCTGAGGGCGGAGCTTCGGAGAGACAGCTCCCATGATGAAACCGGCCGGATCGGACTCGAGCTCGACCTGGATTGCGTCGAGCTCAGCTCTGTCCTCTTCGACCTCCGCGACGATCGCCTCCGCTTCCTGGCGGCGAGCGTAGCCGTTCCGGAGCTGGGCGAACCGTTGCGTTACCTCTTCCGCGTCCATGCCGAGCTCCTCGAGGATCTGAGGGTCGATCGGGACGCGGATGTCTTCGTCGTCGGCGTGACGAGCTGGGAGGGAGACGAGCGTGAAGCCGGCCTCCTCGAGCTCCTCGAGCGTGAACTCGCCGGTTAGCTCGCCTTCCCCTTCTTCATCGCCGGCGTCTTCTGACTCACCGAGCTCTTCGTCATCGCCGGTGTCGCCGTCTTGCTCGTCGCGCACATCGTCGCCTGGCTCGTCGGTACTCGAGACTTCGCCGGGGTCTTCATTGTCTTCATCCTCGTTCTCCTCTTCGAGCTCGTCGTCCCCGGGGACCATCCCCGGAGCTTCCGCGAGCATTTCCGCCAGCTTGCTATCGTCGGCGTTCCGCAAAGCCTCCATGCGGTCGGAGTGGCGTTCGGGCCCGGGTGCTGCCTGGTCTTCCGCTCCGCCTTCGGTGACGTCGCCCGCGGGGGCCGTGTCGGCGCCGGGGGTGAGGGTCTGGTCGGCCATTGTTTACGCTACCTCTTGTGGTGAGAGAGTCTCCTGAGCCCGTTCGGGCGGAGGAGTGACGGCTGCCCTGGTGGCCTCCGCTGAGCCCTGGATCTCTGCTTCGGCGTCTGCCGTCGCTTGCATGATCGGGGCGTTCGCCATGAGCTCCCTTCGAGCTGCGTTCTGGGCCGCCATCGCCTGAGCTGACATGAGGCGTTGCCGATAGAGCTCGATCTGCTCCATGACCGGCGGCGGGGTCTTCAGGTACTCCGGGCTCTTCATGAACTGAACAAGAACGTGGAGGTGGATCTGGTGGTCGTAGACCTCGAGGATCGGGATCTCGACCGCCGGGGTGCCCTGGAGGAGACGGCCGACGTTCTGACTCGCCATCGATCGATCGGGTCCACCGGGGCGGGTCGCCCGTGACATATGGGGGAAGCGAGCTAGGTCGAGGAACTGGTTGATCGCGGCCGGTGACTGAGGATCCCCCCAGACTCCCGACTGCCAGAACTTGAAGACTCGATTCTGTCGCTCGCCCCGTCCCTCCGGGAGCATCGACTCGATTTCCGGGACCGCGTTGATCGTCCCTTCCTCGAAGAGCTCAGGCCAGACGGTGAGAGCTCGAGCGATCCCGTCATCACCGACGATCTGGAGTGTCTTCTCCTGGTCCCAGACGAGGGGGAGCATGACTTTGACGTCCTCGCCCCATCGAGCGAACTCGAGGACCATTCGACGCATAGGAGCGGCAATCGGTCGGTCGGAGTTGAAGCGGAGCTCCTTCACGAGCTCACCGGAGGCGTCCGCTGTCGGAGTGCCGCCCTGGGCGCCCTGGATCGAACCGAGCTGGTCGACTTCTTCCGCCAGTCGATCGGCGGATTCGTAGACTTCCGGGCCAAGCCGGCCGGGAGAGACGTACTCGATGATCGGAGCGGCCGAGCCGTTCCTCGAGGCGAGTACTTCTTCCCCAGGGAGGTTCGTGAGGTCGCCCTGCTTAATGCCGCTGTCCCGGTCGATAACCTTCGTCGGGTTCGCGACCATCGTGGCGTGTTGGATCCCCTGGGCGTGTAGGCGGTTCCGCGTCCGGATCGGCCCGTTGAGCATTTCCTGGGTCGAAGTCCCCTGGGGCCGGCCGGGGAGGTTCTGGAAGTCGAAGCAACGAATGGGGCTCGTGTACTTGAACGGGGCGGGGCGGGTGCCGTCCTCGATGACCTCGCCGGCGCCGGTCACGATCAGCTTCCGCCCACCAGGCTCGCCCTGCTTCTTCATCATCCCGGGGAAGCGACTCGGCTTATGCCAGAACTCGTAGATCGTCACGAACTCTCGGCCCGTCGAGCCCTGCTCCTGGTTCGTGCCCCTGCGGCCTTCCGCTGCACCGAAGAGCCCTTCACCGTGGAGCAACCGCCAGAGGATCCCTACGTCTTCTGCCTGCTCACCGCGGACATCCGGCTCGAGCTCCTGCCCGAACGCCTCGAAGGCCTCGATCGGCGTGAGGAGGCTCCGCTGGATGTGGTAGGCCTTCTTGTGCCAGGGGATGTGTTCTCCCCATTGGCCGCGGACCTCGAGGCAGGTGAGGACATCGACCTCGAGCCCTCCCTCGAGGAAGACATGCGGGTCTTCGTACTCGAACGTCTCGATTCCGTCCTCGTCCTCGAAGAGCCGGCCTTTGACGTTGCCGTCCTCGTCCAAGGGGGCGTCGGGGATCTCTCTCCGGATCGGCTGGCCGTCCGGTCCGAGGATCTGGCCTCCGGTCCCGTTGAGGAGCTCGAGGATCGCGGGCCCGATGGCCTCGATCGGGTCGCCCTTCGTCGGATCGATGCGGGTCTTCAGGTGAGCTCGGCCGGAAGGGATGAGCCAGCTCGTGAGACGATCGATGACCTCGAGCATCCCAACATCCCGCCAGACGTACTTGAAGAGCGGGTCCATGACCTCCGCAAGCTGGGAGTCGATCCGATCCGGACCAGGCTGCCAGGCTATCACGGGCGGGTTCTCGGTCATCCGGGCGTGAGTCAGGATGAACCAGAGGAAGAGGCGGTTGAGGACCGGCATGTGACGCCAGCGAACTTCGTCGTCGTCCATGTGCTCCGCGATGTCCACGAAGCGGCCCTTGAGCTCCGACCAGGCAATCCACTGCTGCCCCAGGAGCATCCGGATATTCTCTTCGACCTGGCGGTCCCGCTTTCGGAGCCGGTCGTCCTGCTCGTGCCAGAGCCCCATGACGTACTCGGCCCTCATTGGGTCGAGGGCGTCGGGCGTGTAGGGATCGCTTCTGAGCTGAGGGATGTCCTCGAACCGTCTCGGCGGACGTCCCCGGACTCCGGCGCTCATGAGGCCCTCCGGTCGAGATCCACCGGGATCGAGAAGTACTTGGCGTCAACGCTGTAGAAGCTCTCCGCTGCCTCGAGCTCCTCGTATCTCCCGATGAGCGGCTCGAAGCCGGCGCTCGAAAACTGTCGGTTGAGCTGGGCAGAGAGAGACTCCTCCATCCGCGGAAGCTCAGTATCGAGCCACCCCTCGAAGGCCTCCCTCGAGCCCTGGGTCTTTGCCCGGACTTCATCGCTGATGTCGATTCGACCGACGTACTGCCGGATTCGGATCGCGGGATCCGGTGCGAGCTGCTCGAGCTGGTCGAGTGCTTTGCCGGCGAGGGGAATGGCCGCGATTGCTGCCAGGAAGCGGCGTCTCGTCAGACGCATGAGGCGGACTCCTTCGGTGGTGAGCTCGTTCCGAAGGTGTCAGGGACGCCCTAGAGGCGTCTATTCGGGCTAGTCCTAGTCGGAGATTCCCGGGTGCTCGAGAAGGGCGTAGAGGATGACGCGGAGGAATGGGAGCGATTCGGGCTCGTATTCAGGGTCGAGCTTGAGCGAGATCGCGGTAACGTGAGCCTCCGCTGTCCGGTGCGATACGGGCGGATCAAGCCATCGAGCGATCGCGTGGTGGGACCTTCGCCCCGACTGGATCGACTCGAGGACCTCGAGCTCTCGAGGGGTGAACCTCAAGGGAGCTCCGTCGTCCATCCTCCGCCTCCTTCGCCGTAGCCTCGAGTGACGAGCCTCCGCCATTCTGCCGCTGCTTCCGCCTCAGAGCATCCCGTCTCGGCCATCGTCTCTTGGATGAAGCTCGAGGGCGGGTCGCTGAGCTCACGCTGCATCCCGTCCGGGGGGCCGTCGCCCTGCTGCATGACGATTGCCGGCTCGATTGCGTCCACTCGGATCGCCCCTTCCCGTCGCTGGGCGTCCATCCGTCTCCCTCGCTCCCCGACCCAGAGCCCGAAGAAGAGACATCCCCAGGCCCATCCGACCAGGGTGAGGGCGACCTCGAGCGTAATCATTGAGAGATCCTCTTGTCTTCGTGGTAGTCGATGCGTCCGCCCTGGTTGAAGCAGACCAGGCGGATCCGGTCCGGTGCCTTCTCGAGCTCCTCGTATCGAACGACGACGACCCGATCCCCTGGGGAGAAGAGCAGAGCGGGCGGTCCGTTGAGCTGAATCTCGGTGCCCTCTCCCCGAATCACATACGTCTCCCAATGGGCTCCCGTCTCGAGGCTGTTGATGTGGACCTTCTCGAGCTCCTCGATGCCGGCGAGCTGCATGATGTCACACCCCAAGGTTACAGAGCCTTCGTACTCGAGCTCTGCTCCGGTCACTCGAGCTCCACTCACCTTTGCCGTCGCGTAGGTCTTCATGCTCTGCTCGGGTGGAGGAGATCGTCTTCTGCTGCGGTGCTCGTCCAGAGCCGGCCCAGGATGCGATCGGCGTCCTTGTCGTAGACCTCGCGCCCTCCGGACGGGTGAGGCGTGATCTCGCCCAGGAATACGGTCCCCTGGTCGTCCTCGAAGAGATCGATCCGGACAAACGGGGTGCGGGTGTCAGCTCGGAGGAATCGAGCGAGCTGGTCCGCGACCTCGAGGAGCTCGGCTTCCCGGCGCGGGCGCGGGAGGAGTGCGGTCTTCCGCTTCTGCACGATGATCGGCCGGCGAGCTCGAACCAGGCCGGTGTCTGATCTCCACCAATGAGCCGTCCGGTAGCCGATCGCGTTCCTCGAGGGCGTCTTATCGATCTGATTGATCCAGGCGACCCGTCCTCCGATCGCGTAACACTTCCAGTCGTAAGGGAGGAAGCGGGCTCCGTTCTCGTGTCGTCGATCGACCAGGGCCTCGATGACGAAGAGGTCCTTGTACGGGTCAACGTCGGCCTCTTTGTGCCGCTCGAGCTCGAAGGCGCACCAGGCTCGCCACCCTCCCCAGGTCTTCGTCCCGTCGCCCAGGAGGGACCGCCATCCGTTCACCGTCCGGACGAGCGGGAGGACTCCGCGGCTGTTCGAGCTGCCCTCCGGCTTCACGACGAGCCCATCCCACTCGACCGGCTCGGCCGGCCAGTCCTCGAGGGAGCCGAAGTAGTAGAGCTCCGGGACGGGGATCTTGAGCGACTCCCCCAGGGCCCGAGCTCCCATCTTGCTCGAGTGCTTCCAGACACGATCCTGCTTCCCCTTCCTCGAGGCGATGAGCTGTTTCATGTGGAACGAGAACTTCATGGATCTCTCCTCTCGAGCTCGACGGTGCGTGGACGGATGCAGAGGTCTTTCCCCTTCGCCGTGAGCTGGTTCATGTGCTTCCACAGCTCGTCACGAGCTGGGCTCCCCAAGCCGGTGACGGGATGGTTGGTGAGGCTGCCGGGGTGCTTCCGGCGGAAGTAGAGGGGCTCCCGGACGGCTTTGACCGGGACTCCCAGGCGACGAGCTCGAAGGATGAGGTCGTGGTCCGCTGCCATCCTCCACGGGCGATAGCCTCCGACCTTCGCCCAGGCGCCGGCGCTCATGACACAGACTCCGCCCTGGAAGCGAGCTCGCCGGCGGAGGATCCGACCGTTGTTGCTGACCTGGGTTCGGCCAGCTCCGGCGATCCCTCGAGAGCCGATCCAGCTCAGGAGCTCGTCGAGGTACGGGGCTTTCATGATGTCGTCGGAGTCGAACGGAGCGTAAGCGTCTGCCGCCT